AGCCATGTCCGTCTATCACACCAACAGGCTGCTGATGGACGAGTACCACAAGAAGCACCACATCTGGCATCTTGTCACTCTACAGGCGATTACACTGTTGATTAGCCTGATTGTTATAGCCCATGTGTTGGAAGCCATTTCAGTAGAAAGGTAAAAAATTCCAACCTTGGTATTTAATATAGGAGTTGGTACCCATGGCTCCGGAGCATCCCAGGTAAGCGACAGGTGCATTGACACCGTCGCTCCTGGATGCACTATGCCGTGTGTTGGGGTAATCGATTCCACGAATTTATGGCAATACATTAATAGGGTGAGTAGCAAGAATAATCTACCCTAACCTGTTAATGAGGATAACACCATGGTACGCACACTCAATGATCTGCCGTATGTTCCCGGTGCTGATAACACTGTGGCTGCTGTGACCGTTAAGTTGGCCCACTGCATGTGGAAAGATGAGAAGGTCGGGGAAATCTACGAAGCGGACCTGTTCCGCGTCTGCGACAATGAAGGCAAGGTGCACTGGGAAGTGGACCGCACTGTTACACCTATCAATCCAGAAGATGGCGACCAGCCAACCGTAGAGCACTTCGAGTTCGATAATTTCGAAGAGGCAGTGGAACACTACGGCGACGCTGTACAAATCACCATCTATGCCTCGTAAGGAGCACGGCATGGCAGCACTAAAGACGCAAGAAACAATTACCATACCGCATCCGATGGCGGTGTTATTGGCGAGAACGCGGGTCATGACGACACTGGTTCTTGAAGGTCACTGTGTAAAGGATATCTGCGGCATGCTTGATAGTAACCCAGCACTGATTGAAGAAGAACTTAAACGCGTGCTCGAGGAGCATCGCAAAGTCCCCACATAGCCCAAGCCACCAGTCCTTAGCGGGACTGGTGGTGGGCCACTTCGGAGAATGTCATGCTCACGCAGCCTGTGTTTGATCTGAGCACAAAGTTCCGGGACCTTAGCTGGCCGGTCTCGGCGCAATACGTTGTAGTGTATTACAAACGCTCGTGCACGGGCGTGTGGGCATACGAGCCCGAAGTGGTGTTCTTTGAGTCTACTGCTCAGGTAGAACTCTACCTCTTCGACCTATCCACGGAAACTTACAAGGACACAGGGGTCGCTTTCACGGGCCTCGTGTACTTGAAAGGTGCCATGAAACCTACGCTGTTCAAATACCCTTAACCAACATCTTTGGAGATACACCATGAACCTGAAACAAATCCGTACTGAACTGGCTGTCCGTACTGCTTACGAGCAGATGTTCTGCGAAGGCGTGTCCATTGCTCTGCAACTGGCCATTGACGAGTTCAAAGCCATCAAAGACGAAAGTCAGATGACCCTGCGCTTGACAGCCATTGGCATGCTCGTGCACCGCATGAACTTTGCGGACAAGTTGGAAAACGAGCGCGTGGTCTTCCTGACTGCCATGCTCTTCATCTCGCAGGAGATGGATTGGGACATCATCCCGATCGAACCGATGCAGCAAGCACTGGCTATGGATTCGGTGATTGACGTGTCAGTTGGTCTGGGGCGTGCGGCCAGCAATCGCTCGGAAGAGTACGTGCTGCGCATGTTCTGCGGCGATTACTTAGCTGCTGGGTGGGTTGAAATGGACGGTGTTCGCTATGGCGTGGCACCTGTAGTTGGTCCTTCGGTCAACCGTGTGCAGACTGGGCGTGAGTCCATGGCGTTTCCACACAAGCCTGCCGTTCACGTACCCACCAGCACTGTGCATTAAGGAGCACGTCATGGAAGCCACTCGTCCTGCTGCACCTACAACCGAAGAAGAGTTGCGTGCACAGCTCTACCGTCTGGCCGCGGGTCACAATGAGCGCCAAGACAAAGACGCACCGCGTAATGAAACGTACTGGAAACGGATCACGTCCAAGACGCGCGAGTCGTTTGAACGTCGTGGTCACGATGTCTCTGCGCTGAACTTCGACAAGAACCTCAGCAAAGTTGTCAACGGCATCAAGACCAAGTACGAGAAAGACCACCATTGACAGCATACTCTCCACCAGCCTTGCGGCTGGTGGAGAGTAGCGTTGTTTCTTTTTTCTTTGTTTACGCAACTTTCAGGTTGATGGGGTTGAGCCCTTCAACGTACTTCTGCGCTACCTTGGCAGAGGCTTCTGCTTTGGTCACCAGGCCGTCACGGTTGGCATCCAGACCTTTGTTCTGGAGGTACGCCTTGGACTTGGTATTCGCTTCACTGAACAGCACGTAGTCTTCAGGCTGACCCACCGCTTTAGGCAGGAGGATGCGCATGTAGATGTCGCTGATGGTTTTCAGCTTGCCGGTGTACGGCTTGAAGAAGTTGTAGACGTAGTCGAGCTGTTGCTCGGCGGTCATCTTCAGCAAGGCAGGCAAGGTAGTGCCAGCATCGGTCGCAGCGTCTTCACCGAACTGGATGATCCCGTAGTAAGGAGCACCTGCACCGTTCTTCACAGTAGGGCTGAACTTGCCGCCGGTTTCGAAGGCCATGCAGGCCATCATGGTGTCAGCGCCATCCCACGGCAACTTCAGGTCCACAGCGATCTTCTTGGTCTTGCGCACGAACTCATCAGAGACGCGGTTGGACCAAGCAGTAGCCTTACAGTAGCTCAGCAGCAACGGTGTCATACCCTTCGGTGGATTACCGACAGAACGACGGGCGTTGACGAACGCGCCGTGGGACAAAGGACCCCACGAACCGTCTGGCTCACCGGTGTACAGACCCAGCGCTTTCAGGTCACGTTGAAGCTGTTTATACAAGTCGGACATACGTCCTCCGTTAAGACTGTGCAGCCATGAAATCCGCCACGATCTTGTCGACCATGTCTTTCAGGCTGACGAAAGGAACATCGCGGATGTAACGCAGGGTGTCGTCGCGATCGCTGTTCACGATGTTGGCCGAGTACTGCATCCACGCTTCGGTTTGGGTCAACGGCGCAGAGGCCGACGACTCATAACGAGTGGTGTGCACACCGTTGTAGTATTCCACATCCGTCGCTTTCACCCGGCGCTTGATCTTGATACTGTCCAGCTGCTGTTGAGCGGCTTTGGTGTAGTCATCAAGGTACAGGCCGTTGAGCAGGTGCTTGCTGGTGATGAAATCGTTGATGATCGCATCTTCCAGGTAGAGCATCTTGCTGGTACTGGAGACCTTGATCCGCAGGTAGAACGTCGAGAAGTCAGGACGGTCCTTGGGACGGTAGATCTGCGCCGTGCCGCCTTCGTACGGGGCTTTGGCATCCTTGGGCCAGTATTCGATCTGGTAGCCCACCAATGCGTACGCGTACTGGCTGGCAAAGTTGAACACCGAGGCTTTCTTGATACGGCAGTTGACATCCACGAACAGACCGTCCGCGGTGTCCAGACGGGCCACGAGGAACTCCCCGCGGTCAGGACCCATGTACAGGTCAGGTTGGGCTTCATCGGCCATGAGAGGGTCCTTATTGGAAGAAGAAGTCGTTGATCAGCGACACACGCAGGTCTTCACCGACGGGTGCAATGGAATGCTGCACGTAACTGGGGACGAAGAACACGTCACCGGCTACTGGGCGCAGGACATGATCGCCGAAGTGGTTGTCACGGATGCTGCGCGGGTAACCGCGGCTGGCGTTGAAACGTGGGTCAACCATTGTCATGCCGTTGCCGTACGTGGCCGGGTAGAACACGCTGGTCACCAACGAATTACCGTGCAGGTGAGAACCCAATGCTTCGCCTTTGGTGAACCACTTACCAAAGGTGTCGATGGTCATGTTCTCAGGTTCTACGCCGAAGGCTTCCTTGATGTAGTCCTTGGCCAGATCGGTCAGCAACCCATCACGCAGGGCACAGATCAGCGGGAACTGATCCTCCGTCACCGGATGCGGCACGGCCGATTCACGAGGCGACAGGCAGTGCAGGGTGTGGATCTCGCCGGTCAACGCTTCGAGGTCGACTTTGTCAGCGATGTTGACGCGCGCAAGTTTGATTTGCCACGGTTGAAAGATTTCCATGTAGTCACCTTGTATTGCGTGGGTAGTATTCATGCAGCAGCGAGAGGCGAGTCTCCTCTTGTACATACGAAACGCTGTGCTGAATGTAACTGGGCAGGATATAGACGTCCCCGGCTTTGGGTGAGATCTGCATCTTGGTCATGAACTTGTCCCGAATGGCTTTCGGGTACCCACGGCACGCATTGCCCCGCGGGTCAAACAGGTTCAGAGCGCTGGGGGAATCCCCAGGGTAAACGATGGCAGAGAAGCAGGAGCTGGGGTGATAATGGGGATAGAGTCCTTCGCCCGGCGGAATCCATTTTCCGTTGGTCTCAACGTCGAAATCGTCAAGAGGGTAGTCAAAGCAACTTTGGGTAAACTCACGTACAGCGGGTGTAATGACAGCATCACGCATTTCCAGGATTAAAGGGAAGAGGTCAGGGTCTAACTTGGACTGAGCCTCGTCTTCCCCTCCAGTCATGGCGTACAGGGTGTACACCTCGGTTGCAAATTGTTCCATGTCAAACTTGTCGGCCAGGTTGAACTGACCGATCTGAATCTTCCACGGCTCGATCAGGTTCATTTCATGGCGTCCAGTACTTTGTTGATCCCCTCCTCGGTGCACTCGAGGTTGAAGTACTCGACTGACTTCGGTGCCCAGCCCTGTCCAAGCCAACCCGGACGGTCTTGCAGCGCGGCAATGATGCCTTGGTAACTTTCAGGGTCGCAGCTGTACGGCACGAAGTACGGGTCTTGGCCTAAGAACAGGTCGGGGTCGTTCAACGTCTCCAACACAGGCACACCGTAGACCTCTTTGATCTTGAACGCGTAGATCAAAGCCACCGCGTAGCTCTTGGCCGGGTAGATCAGCGGGAACGTGGCGCTGTCGAAGTACTTGAGCGCGTTCTGTACGATCTCGTCTTCTTCGATGTACTCGAAGTTGCCGAAGTCGTCAGGGTGTTCTTGCACCAGTTCGTTGTACAGGCGCTGATAGTCTTTATACGGAGGGGTATTCATAGTTCGTCACCAAGGAGATGCGTAGTTCTGGACAAGGGGATGGGTTCACCGAATGCATGATGTCACCTGCAAACATCACAAAGCGGCCTTTGATCGGGTTGATCATGCGCTCTTCAGCAGTATCCGGGTTGAGCACGAGTTCACCCATTGAATCCTCCAGATAGAGGACAGAGGTAAACGCATGTGGCAAGTGGTTGTGCGGCGTCAGGCCAACATCGCCGATGTGGACATGGTTGGAACAGGGCCGCAAAGAAATGTTAACGTCAGGATGACGACGCGCCAGCGGGAGGAGGACGTCCCACGCGAAGTCTTGAATCGATCTTTCACTGATGTAAGCCTTATTGGGTTGGCAGAAGGCTGCTTCAAGCAGCCAGTCTGGAATGGGAACGTCATCAACTTGTACAAGCTTCATGAAGGACTCTCGACGTGATAGTACTGAAGTTGGTTTTTGGAGTCGGTCAGGCATTTGTCTGTGCCGATCAATTCCATGATACGGTGAACGTCACCCCGTGCACAGTGATCCAAGAAGCAGCAGTCCCCACAGGTTGGGTGCACCACGTACTTCTCAAGGTTGCTGTAGTAGGTCTCCTCCTTGTAACCATACACCGTCGCAGCATTCCACGGACGGGGCAACAGGAACTTAGGATGAAACACAGGCAGGTTCTCCACGACCACTGGAACCGAGTACAGCTCGCCCCCACGGTAAGTGAACTCAAAGCCTTCTAGAACAGCAGGCTGCAACGGACGAAAGCTCTTGGTGTTGACCCGCGTCTTCATGAAGTCAATGAATTCAGTCAAGTCAGCCTTGAACTCTTCAGCGACCAGCAGATTCCCAAACCCTTTACGGGAATGGTTGAACGGGAACTCCACCACAATGCCCACACCCAGATCCAAGTCATGCGCGTGGTCGTAGCTTTCCGTGCTCAGGTGCTTGAGCGTATCCTCGCCGACGTTCAATGCCAAGTACACCCGGTTGAAATCAACGGTGGGCAGCAGGCTCTTGAAATACAGAATGCGTTTTTTAAGCTCTGCAAGGTACTTGGTATTGCGGGTATTCTTTAACGACATAGGAATCGTCACGCTGAGCTTCTTGCCCGGAATGACGTCCTCCACCAACGTGGCCAACTCTTCAAAGCCTTTGGTGTCGAGCATCGCCATGTTCAGGTTCAAGGCTTTGTAGAGCTTACCGAACTCACGAGAGAGTCGATGGTCCAGCGCTGCAAAGCCATTGTCTGCACTGATGATGTCGGTTGGACCCACACGGTATTCCAGCAACCGGAACCCGTCGTCTTTAAGACTGTGGATCAAAGCAATCAGATCGTCCGTGTCTTTCTCCGAGATGTCCAGTGGAGCAAAGTTCTTCTCCACTGTACACCCGGCACAACTGTACCTACACCCGGTCAACACTTCCAACGAGATGTTGAAGGTCTGGGCTACCAATTGGGAGAGCATGTTCTAACCCCACTAGACAGTCCTTGATGGCCATCTTCTTCATGATGCTTGTGATGCCCTTCTCAGCACAGCTCGACAGATAAGGGCACACGAGGCATGGCGTGCCTTCTAAATGCTCTAGCGAGGCTTGCAGGGCCTTTGTACGGGTGGCCAGCAGGTTCTCCATCGTCCAAGGACGAGGAATGCTGAAGTCATCGTCAATGAAGGGACAGTCGTCCTTCAGAAACGGCACCCAGTACAGTTTCCCGCCGGTGTACAACAGGTTCACCATGGTCCCTGTGTCCAGATGCAGGTCCGGGTTGCGACGGCGTTCATCGACCCCATTGAGCTGGGCATAAAAGGAGGAGATGCGGTGCGACACCCGACGGATGTTCTGCGCCATCATCAGGTCCTTGTTCTGACCCCGGCCATACGGGATGCTCAGAATGTCATCCTTCTCCACGGGGAACTCGATGTCAAAGCCGTTCATCATCTGCGCTTCGAAGTCATCGGTCACAGTGTCGTGAGTACAGTTGACCACAAAGCCTGCCTCATTGAGATAGGCTAGCTGGAACTGGTCTTTCACAAACTGCAACTTCTCCTCGATCATCTTGCCGAACTTCTCGGTCTTAAAGAACGTAGGCGAGGCCGGGATGAGAAAACGGATGGGCATGCCGGGTACAGCGTCGTCGATGTCAGACACCATCGCGGCGTACTGGTCCATGTCCTTCTCAAGAAACGCTGCGTTGAACGTCACTTGGTGGAACATCTGTGCCATCGCTTGAAAGGTCGGGTTGCTCATGACCTCCTGGGTGTTCTCCGACGACATGTAGTCCGTAGGGCCCACCCCCAAGTCAAACGCCACGTAACCCGCCGTGACCATCTCACGGATCAAGGTTTGCAGTTCAGGGATGTCCGTGACATCCCCACCCATGGCTTTGTCGATCATGCAACCGGAGCACGCATGTTTACAGCCCCGGAAGATGTCCAGGGTGATCTCCAGCCGCTGCCGGTGTTGGACGCTACCGTGTTCCATCTTCATGGGCTTGATACCTCTCTAACAGGTTTCGGAATCCGTTGCACGAATGCTCCAGACTTTCCACGTCACGCAAGTGTTCAGACAAACAGTTGCCCAAGAACGGACAGGTCTTGCAAAACGAGTTGTCCTTGATGTAGACCACTTCCAGCTCAGCCCATTCCTGATAGCCTTCGACCGTGTCGACGTTCAAGAAGAATTCATGACCGTGGACATCAAACTCCAGCACAGCGAACTTGCCTTCAGGCGTGATGTACACATGGTCGTTGCTGAACGCGTTACGCTCACCGGCCAACGAGGCTTTGATCTGCGTCTCGTTCTCGAAGTAGAAGCGCCGATCAGGGTGATTGATCACGGCCCAGACGAACTCTTCGTACTCGGTGTACTTGACATCGTGTACGTTGGCTTGGTTGGTGCTGTACGGCTTGATCTCAGCCCCTTTGAGCTGACTTAGCAGGTTCATGGTGTCAACGTACTCGTCCACACTCACCGTGTCTAAGAACGTACGAGAGGCCAATGTCAGGATGTTGAACCGGTTGGGCATCATGAGCATGTTCTGGAACACCAGCTCATGCTTCTCCCGTGCGCCGAAGTCGTACGAGACCGAGATCTCAAAGTCCGGGTCTTCACTGACCGCGTTTGTCAGGGACAGGTTCGTCACCAAGACGATGTCATCAATCCCGCGGCTGTGCAGGATATCCTTCAAGCCCATCAGGTACTCGACAGGCAGCAGCAAGACTTCCCCACCGTAGATGTCGATGTGGCCCACTTGATAATGGACCATGACTTCATCGAGCATCTCCTCAAACCGTTCAAGGCTCAAGAACTGCTTGTTGCTCAACTGTGCTTCGGTGAGGTAACAGAAGTTGCAGCGAAAGTTGCAGTAGTACCACGGGTTGACGCTGAGGTTGATAAACGGCTTTTCCATGGGACACTCTTTAGATTGACAACGCCGGGATCAACTGGACAGATTCGTCTTCGTACGGCGTGGGTTCCAGATACTCGCTCATGCCGTTCAAGGCAATGATGCGCGGCGCAAGGGATTTCATCTTGCGGCAATGGTGTTCGGTCAGACCCAGACGCCTGGTGTCCGCAATGGTCTTCTTGCAACCGTTGCAGATCGCAAACATAGGACAGGCGTTGCAGGCATCCTTCATCGAGTGCAGTTCCTCACGGTTCTGCAACGGGGTGAAGAACTCACCGGCCATTTCCCGGTCAAAGTCGATCGGGTATTGAAGGTCATCCCCGAAGGCCCCACAGGAGTGGTAGTTACGCCCCGGCTGCATCGAACGAATACCCGAATCGCAATCACGGGCCAATGGGCAAGTGGTCGCCCCATGTCGTAACCGAATCAGCATTTGCTTGGTGCTGTACTCGTACTGTGCCAGTCCAGCATCATGAATCGCCAAGTACTGCTCGTACATGTCGGCTTGAGTGTACATGGTGTTTGCATTGCCCATCAGGACACCACGGTTCTCCACGACAGGGCCTGAGGCCACGGCATAATTGACTTTCGCCTCGACACCTAACCGCTTGGCCAGTTCAACCGTTGCAATCACGGTGTCTTCATTGGACTTGTCAATGACGGCAATGAAGTCAGGGCGATAACCGACGTATTTAAAGAACAGGTCCGTGACGTCAACGAACTCGTCTTCGGTAAAGACCGTACCATCGCCTTTTAAGCGAGCATCCCCGTATTGGAACGAGGTGGTCATCGCCACACGCGGGTGACGGAACAAGGGTGCCCACTTGAGCGGCTTCTTGTAGAAAGCCCAGAGGTTACTGGTAAAGGACAAGTTGGCAGGGCAGTCGTACTTCTCCAGGATGTCGATAATGGCGAAGTAGTACTCCGGCTTCATCATCAACGGATCACCGCCATTCAAGATGACGGTGTTGGTCCATGGGTAGCGTTTGATAAACGCGTCGATGTCAGCCAGTTCAACAATCTCGGTGACATCGTCAGAAAGATGGGTGCTAGAGCAAAAGGTGCACTTGAAGTTGCAACGCACTGTCGGCTTGATGATCAAATCCACAAGGATGGTTCCTGAGTTGGTTGGCAAGGATGATGACGGTCATGCAAGGCAGCGTGGGCGTCTCTTCCAGCTTGTCTGCATGACCGTGCCTTCTGATCCATTGTACAGCGCTTTCGTAGCCATCAGCAGTCAAAGGAAATTCGGTAATCACGATCAGACCTCCGAATATGAAGTAGCGGTCATATGGATGAGACAGTAAAGTTTTAAGTCTTGAACCACCAATATAGAACATAGATGCAGGGGCTGAGCCCCTGCATCTATGCCGTTACAGGATTGCGTCGAACATCTTTTTGATCTGGCACTCGTTACTGCCATCTTCCACGAAGCTGTGGTGCAAGAAGCACCGCAGGCCACAACGCTGGTAGTACTCACAGGCCAAACAGTCGTACTTCTCAAGGAAGCGTTCTTCTGCGGCATGTTTGGCGGCCAGCCCTGCACCTTCATCGAGGATGGAGTCTTTCCCGGCCTCAGACCAACAAGTCGTCACGACACCATCTTTGTTGATGATCTTCGTGGAGCGACAGGTTGTGTCATTAAAGCGCTGTTCTTTCCATGCCTTGATGGGGTAGGAATCGGGGTAGCGTCTATTGAGGGTCAGGTACAACTGACTGATCTGGTCTTCAGACGGTTGGTGTTCCGTGTAACGCTCGCTGGGGATGTAATGGTCGAAGTAGACGTCGTAGAGGATGCAGAACTTGTCAAACTCCTCCCCTTCATTGCCATCCAAGAACAACTGGATGTTCTGACGGGTGATCACGACATTCACCGTCTCAACCAAGTCCTCCACCAGATCGAGGTTCTTCAGGAATAAACGGTGCTGCTTCGGGTTGAAGCGGCCAGCGGGGTCGTATGACGTCGCCAGGCACGCATGACCGTACGGCTTGAGGTTCTCGATCAGCTGGCGCACACGGGTGACGTTCTCGTAGACGAGGTTCGTGCCGAACACCAGCTTCACTTCTTTGAAATGCTTGAGGATGCGCTTACCTGCAATCAGGTAATGGCCAAACATCCAATCTGGGATGTCGTCCATGAACAACTCCCCACCCGTCATGTTGACCACGTAGGCCTCATCCGGGTGAGCGTTGGCTAAGAACGTATCAACTTTGGCTGAGATCGCATCCCCGTTCAGACCGACTTCACTGTCATGGTCTTGGTGGCAGAAAGAGCAACGCATATTGCATTTTTCGAACAGGATCAGGTGAGCTTCCTTGAACTTCCCTTTCTTGTCCTGCAATAAGTCCACTACAGGGATCAGATTACTCACCATTGCGCTCCTTGGACACAGGCTTGCAGACGCGCCTTGTCAGTGCCGAGGATGAAACGGATGAGGTTCTCGTCGTATTTGCCGGAATCGCGGTTAGGCAGTGCGAGACGCTTGTTGCCGTAGAACATGGTCATGACCCGTTCCAGACAGACCGTTGGGTCGTAGACGTTCTTGTCCGAGTCTTGTAGCAACTTCAGAACCAAACGTGTACGGCCAGCCGTCGGCCCTTCGTCGCAATGCTCGAGCAACTCGATCAGTTCCTGCAAGAGCCCACAGATCCACTCATCAGGCGGTGGGTTCTTGAAGAGGTCAGGTTGCAGGAAGATCTGACTTGAGGCGTAGTGAAGGTTCAGGGAGCCTTGGAAGACCGTGTCTGCATTGAGCAGGGTCTCCATGTCGCAGCCACCGAACTCCCAGTGCTCTTGGTCAGTCAGGATACGGCCCCAGACGTCCAACGCATCGTGCGTGTTGGCCAGAGCAATCCGGCGCAGCAGACCTTTGAGCAACCGCGGGATCTTGCCCACACGACCGTCAGTCTTCAGGCGCAGGATGCGCCATTCGAGCGACAGCTTATGCTCGTCCAGTTGCACCAGGGTTTCCATGGCACCCAACAGCGGGTCTTCAAAGGCAAACAGCTCTTCGATGACCTTGGTGTTGATCACGACCGTCGACAGGACATCAGTCGCAGGCTTGCGGATGTTGGTGAGCGAGGTGTTGAACGTGGCCTTCTTGCAGAGCATGATCCACTTGAAGGTGTCCAAGTCCACTTTGGGCAGCAACGCTTTAACCAGCATCGTGTAAATGCGCAGGTACGACTGACCGTCAGCGTAGACGTAGACTTTGTCGCCATCGAGCAGGGCTTTACCGAAGATGGTCTCGAACTCTTCAGGGGTCCAGTTGTCCAGCGACTGAGCAAAGCCGAACTGCTCACCGGCCACTGTGTTCGGTGCAGCAAAGAACTCGTAGCCAATGCGCGGGCCAATGGTGATGTGGTCCTGAGACCGATCCACGCGCGATTCGGTATCGACGTAGACTTTGTCAAACAGATGGTACATGGTCGATCCTCAACTGGAGCGAGGCTTTGAGTTCGTTCAACCCTTGGCGGGTTTTCTCGATCTGTGGGGCAATCGCTTTGAACGCTTCGGGATCGCTGATGGCCAAGATGCCCACAAACAGCGGGTTGTTGTCATCGGCGAAATACTTGAACAGGTTGGCACCGGCAAACATGTACTCGGTGAAGTACTTCTTGTTCCAGTTCCACTTGCTCTCTGGCACATCGGCCAACAGCAGCGGAAACAGATCATGTTTGATCAGGTGCACGAAGTTGAGGCCCGTCACGCCATCGTCCGGATCTTCCGGGAAGCTTTCGATGTAGTCCTTGTACTTCTCCTTGTCCAGAGAGTACATGGCAAAGAGCGTCAGGGAGTTGATCCGACGTTCCCACATGTCCAGCGACGCTTTGTTCTCCGCCAAGAAGGCCGACGGGTCAAAGTCGAGGAAGTTCGGACGACCCATGTGCGCCAGCAGCATGTTGATGGCCAAGTTCTCCATTTCAGGGATCTTGACCAGCGTGGTGATCTTCAGGTACTCCGCCAGCAACTCGAGGGCTGAAGTCTCGTCATTCAACTTCAACTGAACCTTGATGTCCAAGTTGGAGAGGTAGACCATCAGCGTCTTGCCCTTGAAGCGCCCAGCGTCGTAGTCCAAGATGAACTCGACGTCTTCGGAGAACTTACGCTTCAGTTCAGCCGGAGGAATAGGCGCCGCGGTATGGATCTGAATGACCTCGCCACTGGCTACCTTTGTTACCTTCGGTTTATCCGGTTCGCTCAATGCAGCGACCACCTTTTTCATGTCAGGGATTGGATAACCGTATAGTTGGGGCTTTTCTTCAGACATGGTTAACTCCAGATCAACGACGACCGCGGGCACAGTGACAGTTACCGTGGCAACTGGTGTGGCAGATCGTGTTGGTCAGCGTAAGGACTGTATTACGGGCGTTGGCCCAGTAATTGTTCAAAAGGTTGTTACAGCTGGCATTCAGGTTGTTCAGGTCCATTTCAGCACCGGCGGTCAGGCCGGGCAAACCTACGTTGCTGCCGACATCGCCCACGCCATAGACGGTGTGAGCCACAGCGGTACCGTCGTACTGGACCGTCGTTCCATAACGGTAGTCGAGGTAGTAAATTACAATCCGCGTGGTCCGGATCTCAGTGAAGACGTTCACGAAGTTTCGCAGGACCGCCGCAGTCTGACTGGCAGAGGTTTCACCGCCTGCAAAGCTACCGGCACTCAGGGCCTCCCCACGCCCCGCGGTTGTCCCACGGAACCAACCAGCAATGGAACCGGAAGGGTAACTGTTTGTCCCCCATGAGATCCCACTATTGGCGTTGTTGCGGATGTAAGCGTTGCCGATGTCGGCCACCCGCTGTCTGATAATTTCATCTGGCATGTCTTACCCCTTGAAGATCAAGTTGGAAGCAGCAGGGGCTCCTCGACCAGACAGCACGCGCAGGGTGTTCTTCAATCCCCCACAGCGCCCGTTCTGCCAAGGCAGCCGGTGGCAATCCCCGCCGCATAAATCAAATACATCGCAAGCAAGACAGTTGTCGTGCCATGTCAACTCTGTGGCGATCTGATCCAGTCGGCCTTCAGAGACCAGAAACGCATCCACCCCTTGTTCCAGCTTGGCGTGGTGTTTCTGAGTGGCTGCGTTAGGGCAACCTGACAGTGTGCCATTGGAGTTGATCGTCACCAGGTTCTGCTCGCAGTTGCGGCAGTTGGTGTCGATCTTGACAATCCCAGTGGAGATCTTGGTCTTGAGCACGTCCATCTGGCGGATCGAGACGTTAGGCTTGCGTTCATGGTAGCGGTTGTACAGCGCCAAGTACCACGCATCCTGCGCCACGTTGTCCGGGAAGATGTCCATGTTGATCTCAGCATTTCCATCGACCGTCAAACGTTCAAGGGACACCTCTTCAACACCAAAGCTCTCCATCTCGTCAATGAACCAGTCCACTGAGCTTTCGATCAGGCTCTTGCTCACCGACACTTTCAAACCGATGCTGATCCCGTGGCTCTTGAGGACATCCAAGTTGCTGCGCCACAGGTCGTATTGCTTTTGGTTGGCCCAGCGGATGTGCTGGTCCCAACTGGTCCCAATGTGCGACCCGAAGTATTCCTTGATGAACGAGATGATCTCATCCGTCAGTTTGAACGTCAGGTTACTGTTGGCGCAGAACGATACGTTCAGGTTGTCCCAGAAACGATCAGCGAACTGCTTCATCTTGGCTACAGGTACCAGGAAAGGCTCCCCGCCGTGAAACTCCATGTGGTAGCGAGTCTCGGTCGGGTAACGCGACATAAAGTCAGCAACCCAGTCCCCCACGGTATCTGGGCAGAACTGGGTCTTGTCGCCAGAACGGCCGTTCGTGAAACAGTGAGAGCAATTGAGGTTGCACGTTCCCGTGGTCTTGACGTAGATCGTCTTCTGGTTAGCAGATGCATCCATTACAGTTTCTCGACGTGGAATAACTCAAGGCCAAAGCTGAGCATCAACGAATCATGGGTATTGATTGCGCGGTGCGGCGTGCCCTTGGGAATATAAATGGATTGACCCTCACACAGTTTCAATGAACCGGTGGGGAACTCGAAGGTTTTCTGCCCTTTGACCATGTGAACGACCACGTCGTCCAAGTCAGTGTGCATCGGGAAACTGGAGGAATCTTCAGGAGAGATGAACAGGTGGCAGGTCACCGGACCGTGGTGGTCGAAGTGAGCTGCCAACCGACGACATTCCTCATGGAACACCGCGTTCATCTTTTCATACCCTTCAATTTTGATAGGCTTGTCGTTGTGTTCAATGGTGTCCATGATGCTCATGGCATCGAAGGTGCCATTGTCCCGCACAATCTTGACTAAGCCTTGACTGTACGGGTAAGGGTGCGAGAGGAACTCATCCACCATCAGTAGCTGTTTATTGATACCGTTGAAGACAAACTCCGTTAACCTGCGTTGCATCTCACACCCCACAATTAGATTTGACTATAAAATTGCTAGGGTTTAGCCATTCCAAGTCGCAGGCCAGAATTGACGCCATCCGCCATCGACTGCCACGTACGCTTTACTGCCGGTCACGTAGATCGAACCCTGTTGCGCCACGTTGGCGATCAGGATGTAACGACCGTCGTGGTCACCGGAGTTCAAGTGATCGAACATGGAGCCTGCGGTCAGCAACTGACCATCGGAGTTCACCGAACGACCGCGAGTGATCGCGTTCGGGATGTTCCCCAGACCCACTTGAGCAGCCGTGGTACGGTGCGGGTTGTTGTAGTCGCCCAAGTGCTGTTGAAGCCCGGTGCCCACCGCTTGCGTGATCGCAGCCTTGGTCAACTGAGGCGTCATGTACTTGTTCGTTGCAACACCGGCTTGTGCTTCCGCCGTGGTGGCCACATCGAAGTTCTGAACGAGGCTCAGACCGACCTGTGCCTTGGTAGTGTTGTGCGGGTTGTTCATGTTCGCTACGTGAGCGTTGAACGCATCGCCGACGAAGGTCATGATGGCCGCTTTGGTCACAGCCGGAGTCATGTACTTGTCGTTAGCCACACCAGCCTGACCTTCTGCAACCGAGGCCACGCCGTAGTTCAGTACCGAACCCAACCCAACCTGTGCTTTCGTCACCTGGTGTGGGTTGTTCTTATCATTGACGTGAGCGTTGAGCTTCTCGTCCGTGATGCGGTTGATCAACGAAGTGGTCAATGCAGGGGTCATGTAACGGTTGGTCACTGTCCCTGCCAAGGCTTCAGCAGCACTGGCAATTGGGAAGTTCTCCACCAGCCCTAAGCCTACTTGCACTTTGGTGGTCTGGTGAGGGTTGGCCATGTCCTTGAGGTGATCTTCGATCTTGTTGTCAGTCAGCTTGATCAGCGCTTCCAACTCGTCGTGCATCGCCTTCATCTGTTGGCGCAGTTCGTCGTGAGACGCTTCGTCACCCACGAGGATGGCGTTACGAATCCCTTCGAGCTGGAACACCACGTATTCCCAACCGTACGAATCCCCGATGTCGTGGATGTGCGGTGCAGGCGGGTACGCCGTAGGCTTGCCGATGATCGACCCCCAAGCCACAGGGCGGCCGTCAAGGTCGATCTCGTTGATCATGTCGACCAACGCCTGGATGTTCCAGGAGTACTCACCACCGACCACTTGGTATTCCATGCGGACTGTGATCGGTGCGTTCAGCTTGATCCAGACCACACACTCCACGTCCTTACCGGTACGCAGCGAGGCTTGTTGAAACGGTTGGCAAAGAATGTAGTCATCCACCGGCACCAGCGGTTTGCCCGTGTCGTTGTTGTAGATGACCATGCTGTCGGTGTAAAAGGGTCCGGCCAGAGGGACAAATGCGCGTTCCCGCGCCGAGTTGATCTCCAGAACCTCACCCACGACTTTGTTAGTCAGCGAGGTGCCCGTCTTATCGAACGGGTACTTGGCAATTAAGGGTCGGCTGCTCATTAGGTGACTCCGTATTGAGCTGTCAAAAACAAAGGCTCACTGCACTGTTACATGCAGTGAGCCCTAGATCACTTAAGCGAAGTCCGCGAGGCAGTCGTTCAGCGTCGACGTCATGCTCACCAAAATAGCATCGGTGATAACGTTGATACGGTCGGACACCTGCTTGGGGTTGATCACGGTATTGGTCGAAGTCCCTGCCGCTGCCACAGCGTCTGTTGCGGCTGCGTAGTTCGGCGTAAGGGCCAGACCCACTTGAGCTTTCGTTACCTGGTGCGGGTTATCCCGGCGAGCAATGAAAGCGTTCAGCGCGTTGTTCAATGCCGTGGCTTCAGCCCGACCGTCACTGATCACATCAGCGTCCACCAAGCCCGTCGGACGGACTGTCGTGACTTCGCTCAGCAGTTCAGGAACGGTGATCGGTGCCAACGTGAAGCGGTTGTACGACAGCTCGGTGACGATGATCGAAGTCCGCGAGGCAGCAGCTTCCACCCACAGTTCGAGGATGGCATTGGCACCGGTACCGCTGGAGCGATAGCCGACCTTGATCGGACTTGCTACGGCGTTCAGGTACTTCAGTTCAGCGTGCTTGACGTTAATGCTCAGCACACCCCCGTCTGGTACTTCAGCGTTAGCCGAAACCGTCAGGATCGCGTTGCATTGCAGTTCATCGTCCAACGATTCGTCGTTACGGCCACCGGTCAGCATCAGCTGGAAATCACAGATGGTCGAAGACGTCGGCTGTTTGATGATACCGAACTGCACCCAGTTACGAGGCGGTTGGACTTCACCGTTAGCCCCATCGATCACCAATGGCATCTCAGGGATGGTGTACTGAATCGAACTGCCCGCGATGTTGGACGTGATCGCTGCGTAGATGTCAGCGTACGTCTTGCCGTCGAGCTTGTTGGAGTCAGCCGCTTTACCCGTCAGGATCTGCGCAGTCAAGGCCGGAACAGACAAGCCACCTACGTTCGTGGCGTTGGCCACGGTCATGGCAGCAATCCACGCTTGCAGCGCGGTCTGGTTCATGCCGAACAACTGGTTGGAGTTGGCAGCAGTTTCACCCGTCCCCAGTTTGCCAGCCATGGCTTGGTTGTAAGCCGCCAGCGATGGAGCACCGACCTGAGCCGCCGTCACCTGGTGAGGGTTGCTGAAGTTGGTAACGTGTTCACCGATGGCTGCATCACCGACCAGCTCGTTGATTGCCTGACGCACTTTGAGGGGCGTCATGTACTTGTTGTCGACGGTAGCGTCTCGAGCCTCGGCTTCAGAAGCCACGCCAAAGTTCTGCACCAACCCCAAGCCAATCTGAGCAGCGGTGGTCATGTGCGGGTTGTTCTTGTCGGCGATGTGACCGTCGACCTTTGTACCCACCATGGCGGTAATAATGTAGCGAGTCAGCAGCGGGGTCATGTACAGCTGGTTACTGGTACCGGCTTCAGCCTCAGCCTGCGAAGCCAACGGGTAGTTCTGGACAGAGCCCAAACCTACGTGACCTTTGTTGACTTGGTGAGGGTTGTTCAGGTTGGCAGCGTGCGCGACGTAGTCATTGCCGACAATGGCCATGACCGCTTCGCGGGTTCTGAGCGGCGTCATGTAACGCGCGTTTGAAGACGCTGCTTCTGCTTCAGCCTGAGTAGGCAGTTGCAGGTTCTGCACCAGGCCCAGACCCACTTGCGCTTTGGTCACTTGGTGGGGATTGTTCAGATCAGCCAAGTGAGTGTTCAGCGCAGTCGTTGCGATGGCCTCGATCGCCTGACGTACCCGCAGCGCGGTCATAAAGCGGTTGTTGGCCGTACCCGCTTGGGCTTCCACGATCGACGCCGTTGGGTAGTTGTCCACCAGCCCGAGACCGACTTGGGTCTTAGTCACCTCGTGTGGGTTCGCCTTGTTGTTGACGTGCTCGTCAATGGCGCCGTTACCCATCGCTTTGATGGCTTCTTCGATGCCTTCCAATTTCTCGGTGACATCGGACATGCCGACAAAGTCTTCGATGTCGAACTTGTGGTTGACAACCGGGAAACGTTCCGGCAGTTCGACGATGGTTTCCCAGCTGGTGATGCGTGGGTTGCGGATCTCGTTGGCGAGGATCTCAAGGATCGTGGCCTCATCCAGCATCCAGACACCACCGAGGGTCTGGTACTCCATGTCCAAGATGCCCTTGAGCGTATGGTCATAGAACGTGATGGAGCCGTAAATGGCCTGCCCAATGGTATGCGATGCATCCATGAAGTGGTGGCCGAAGTTGTAGTCTTTACCTTCGATCAGGTCAATGCCGCCTGGGAACAGCTTGAGCTTTACGCTACCGGCGTAGAACGGACCAGACCGAGGCATCACGTAGAAGTAGTCAAAGACTCCATTGGATTCCAAGGGCTGCTGTTCGTGCACCAAGTTCGTAACCGCGTCACCATCCGGATCGAAAGGGTAGATTGGAATTACAGTACTCATGAATTACTCTCCGTTACGGTTTCACCTTCTCGTAGCGATTTAGCCGACTCGATGCACCCAGAATCTAGAATCAGTTTTAAAAAGCTCGCTGTTTAATATATGGTTATTAAACAAGTAACATACCATTATTGGGAGAGACCGATAAATGTACAAATTAAAAGCAGGGCTGCTCAAGTCAAGAGCCCTCGGCAGCGCCTACGAAGAAGTCGACCTCTCCTCGTACACGGTAAAGAAGCTGCTCAGCGACTATAAAGAAGCGTACTTGACCCTAAGCCACTATGCGCTCCCCAATCAGGTCACCCTGCGCTTGCGCGATGCTCAATCCATGATCGTAGGCTTGCCCACTGACCCCACTGTCAAGGCTTGGCTGGCATCGCTGGGCGACACGGCCTTGCCGACCACTGACGGCGTGGCTAAGGTGGTGCAGAAACGCGTACTGGCGCGTGACGTGTGGCAGGCTGACTTCAGTGCCACGCTCTGTGTGCCTCAGGGTTCGCCGTTGAACGATGCCCCGGACTCGGACAAGACCGACATCTGGATGACTCGCAAGGACACCGATTACGTCACCAACCAAGGCCATGCGTTGGTGACGGTTAACGGTTTGGTTCATCGTCTCGATGCTGATGGCCAAGGCATGTACATCAAGGAAGGGGGCAGCACCTTTGCACGCAGTAAAGGCGCCATCTTGGGACTGCTCAGTTTTGAAGCGATTGGCAAGCTCAAGACTCACACCATCACCGCGGACATGCTGTACCACCCGTCTAGCGAAGGGAAGTTCAAAGACTCCACGTGGATCAAGCTGCCGTTCGATTCCACTGGCAAGACGGTCGGGGTTGTCATTGGTGGTTACCTGCACCTGCTTAGCAGCGACGTGAAGGTCATTGGTCCTCGGGCTGTAAAGATTATGATGAACCGTATCCCGTTGCTGGAGCGGTACATGGAGTCGCGATACAAGATGAACATGACGTCCATGGAACGGTTCCACCAGGTCGATGAAACGGAAATCAACCGAGACCTTTACGTCACCGAAGGCTTCTACTCCAACGAGTGCATCACTGAACTGATGACCTTAAGCCAATCGTTTCTGATTGAACTGGACACGGACAACCTGTCGGTTACTCATCGCAAGACCACCAACACGTTCTTGCCGGGTCGCTTCTATTACGATGAACGTCCTCTGTGGCCACTGCGTACTCAACTGGGTCTGCTGCCGTCGTACGTCTCGTTTGAAGAAGCAGGCAAGTGGGTGCTGTGCATCGACAACAACCTGCATCAACAACGCACCTTTAATGAGTTCGAGAACGCTGACCGGTTGATCACGACCGAACAACGCATCTCCGATTGGCCGGTGAAGTACCACCGGGGCGACTTCATTAACTGGAGCAGCGAGTCCATCTCGATTGCTGTGCCGACAGCATAAACGAGCGAGGGGCAGTGCCCCTCGCTCTATGCCGCTAGTCGATGTCCATCTGAGACGAACCGGTCGCCTGATGCGTGCACGTGGCGACATCACCGGCCCTGACCACAGGAATCCCGTTGATGCTCATCCATGCACTGCCCGTTGCCATTGCAGGGCCTGCGTGAGCGCCTGCACCGTGTCCAGCCACCCCATCCCCTACCACGGAGATCGGAGCCCCGTTCCACGTCCACCCAGGTGCCCCTGGACCGTTGATCACACCACCGGCTTGATCGATACCGACCAAAGAGACCAGAGCCATTACGCACCGCCTTTAAAGGTTGGGGTTTTAAGGGTAGTGCCCCCAGCTTGCAACGTGAGTACCGAACCACCACCATCGATCATGGCCATGACACCGGCCTTGATGTTGATGTTCTGCCCGGCTTGAATGTTCACGTTCTGAGCCGCCGTGGCATTGATGTCCCGTGGAGCACTCAGGTTGATGTCTTGCTTGTTCAACTCCGAGAACGTGCCGTTGGCATTGACCATGCGGATGTTGGTGTTCTTGGCATCGAGCAGAAAACTGTCGCCCAGATCATCTTGAACCACTGCCTTGCCGTTCTTCATGTCAAACTGTGCGTCGAACGTGCAGAACTCGCCATTGACCTTAGAGGTCGAGAAGGTGGCGGTCTTGTTGTGGGCACTGATTTCAAAGAAGTAGCAGTTACTCAGGTCATCTTTGGTCGGACCACTGGGGTCAGCGTTGACAGCGATCACAATCGTTTCTAAGCGACGTTGGTCTTTATCCAACCCAGTGTCGCGCCAGTACCACTTATCGTTACCAGCGAACTGCCAGAGGCTGATACGCTCGTTCCTGCGGATGTCCGGAGCGGTCTGTCGGTTGGACTCCGGCAACCAGTGGGCATTGATGGTCTGACCAATGAACGTGGTGCCTGCTTTCTGCTCGCCGTCGCTGTTCTGGCCCGAGTACTCCAACGTGTCTACACGGTCGGCGTTTTCACCGTCCATCATTGTGAGCTTCTCGTGGGGCGTGACCTTCAGCATCAGACTGCCAATGGTTTTGTTCTCAGCGGCTGTACCCATGGCCACGCAACGAAACATACTCGCATCGTTGTTGAAGTTACTGGGGTTCTCTTCCTCGTCCATACCGCACCTTTGTTAAAGTTTACTCACCCTACCTATCTTACAGGATTCAGAAAGGCGTTCATAATGACAGCTATGTTCATAACAAAGCTTGTGCTCCATAAGTGTAAGAGGTTCTATGTCCGTGGTATTGAGACCATCGAGATATGCCCGACTATGAAGACACAGATTATCCTTGGGACCAACGGTTCCGGGAAATCAAGCTTGCTCCGTATTGGCTTCACCGTAATGCCACCCACCAAAGATGACATCGCCCCCGGCGGTTACAAGATCATCCACCTGTTGGGCAATGGTAACGAGTACGAACTGCGTACTATCTTCAACGGCAAAACCCCTGAGCACCACTTCTATTTCAATGGCGAGGACTTAAACCCTGGCCGTACTGGGGCTACGCAGAAGGAGCTGATTCGTCAGCACTTCAACATGACCCAAGAACTGCATGACGTCTTGACCGGAGCAACGAAGTTCACCGCGATGTCCAACTTGGAACGTCGTGACTGGATCACTCGGTTGTCTTCGGCAAACTTTGAGTATGTCATTGACCTGCACCGGCGTATCCGTAAAGGGGCCAAAGATGCAGGCGTGATCATCAAGCGTCAGACAGAGCGTTATGTCAACGAGTCTGGCAAGAAGCTGGACGATGAGGCCATTGATGACCTGAACCGTCGTAGCACAGAGATGCGGGCTCGCCTGTCCGATCTGTTCAAGTCCATGGACAGTCAGATGGCCGATGGGGACTACACCTCACTGCGGGATGGCATCAGTTACCTGAACGGTCGGATCGAGACCTTGGCAGACCGGATGCTCGACATCAACCTGCGTCCTCCTGCGGCAGTACCGGACCATGAGCTGCCTGCGATCCAAGAACAACTGGAAGACCTGAAGACCACGCGCAAGGCGTTGTTCGCAGCCTTGCAGGAAGTCTCGGACCAGCACCAGTTGATCGACAAGCAGATGCACGAGATCAGCATCCTTGACGACATTGACCCGGTCGAGCTTCAAAAGGAAATCGCAGCGATCGAGGTGCACATTGCCACTGCCCGTGCTTCCTTTAGAACCAACCTTGATGAAAGCCTGTTGGCCAAGTCACAGCAGCAGTTGGCTGCGGTCGATGAAGTCATGGCAGCCCTGCACGCCGTTGTGCCGGGCGCAGCTGAGAAGTACAGCCGTGACATCGTCTATACCAAGCAAAACGATCTCCAGCAGCTTCAGGGCCATTACCAAGCCGGTACCAGTCGCCTGAGTGAGATCGAGTACCGCCTGAACCACATTGCCAACTGCAAGGACATCTGCTGCCCGAACTGTCACCACACCTTTAAAGAAGGCGTGGACCAGAACGAGGAGCGTGAGCTGCGCGAGACGCTGACCAAAGGCCAGACGTTTAAATCCAGCATGGAAGGCAAGATGCAGGTGGTGCGCGAGTTCTTGGATGAAGCCAAGGACGCCTCGGATCAGCTCTACGAGTTGGAACAGCTGCGCAACCGTAACCCAGGCTTGGCCGGGCTGTGGAACCTGTTTGGTGAGAACGGCGGTGTGGTCCGTGGCCGTGAGTTGGTTCCGCTGTGCCGTGACTTTATCCACGACAGTGAGAAGGGTATCCTGATCACGTCGCTCAACTACGACTTGGCGCCGCTCATTGAGAAGCTGAACCAGATCGAGAAGCTGGACAAGTCAGGCAGCTTGCGTGACCTGCACAATCAGTTGGCCAACCGCATTGCGGAGATCCAAGGGCAGATCAACCAGAACCAGTCCACACTGGCGATCGTGGAACGATACTACCGCGACCGGAAGGAGTTCGAGGACTGCAACCTGGAGATGTCGGATCTGGTGGCCAAGCAGGAGTCTCAGTTCACCCGGTTGGTCGACTTTACCTACAACGAAGAGTTGGTGGGGATGGTCAAAACCTATCAGGTCTCGCTGGCGATGCTGGAGCAATCCCTGACCGAAGCTGAGATGCAAGCAGCGATCGTGAAGGACATTGCCAAGACCATCGAAGAGACCAAGCAGGAAGAAGCCTCTCTGCTGGCCTTGGAGAAGATCCTCTCGCCGAAGGATGGGTTGATTGCTGAGCAGATCTTGGTCTTCATCAACACTTTCATTGCCAAGATCAATGAGGTGGTGGGCAGCATCTGGGGCTACAACCTTGCACTGGACACCGTGGACCTGGAAGACGGTGAGCTGAACTACAAGTTTCCCATGTACGTTCACACCCGTGAGAACATGATCCCGGACATTGCGTTCGGATCAGACAGCATCCTTGACATCATCAACCAAGCTTTCCGTTTGGTGGTGTACAAGTTCATGGAGCTGAACGGGTACCCGCTGTACTTGGACGAACCTGCCCGTGCGTTTGACGGCGTGCACTCCTCCAACTTGATCCTGGCCATGAAAGACCTGATCGATGATGAGCAGTACGCTCAAGTGTTCTACATCAGTCACGACTTCGAAGGTCAGAACAGCTTCCCCAATAGTCAGATCGCTGTCTTGGATGAATCTCACGTCACCTTGAAGCGCAAGTTCAACGAGCACGTGGTGATCACGACATGACAGACGATACGAAGTATTCGACGGAAGCGATCAAGAAGTTGTTCAACCTGAGGCAGCCTCACGACTGGTCGCTGGTGATCGGTTGTAAGGGCGTCAGTGCACAGATCCCTGATGAGGAGAAATGGTGTGGGCTAACCCCCGAAGCCACTCACCTCTTCGTTAAGGAATTCGTGCCGCACTACCATGGCAGTACCTTGGTACCCCCATGGGACTACTGGCTGAAGTACGGCGTGGGGATCAACTCAGCATCCGGCGTAGTGTTGCCGTTTGAGATGATCCTCAACGTTCATGGTCAGGATGTCCTGATGAAACACTTGGGGCGCTCCATGCCACGTTACCTTAAATACGAGGTGCCCACTAAAGCGGAAGACCCTTTCCCGGACGCAGTGCCGATGCCAGGTGCCGGTCAAACGACCCCAGGTATCAAGGACGTGAAAGGCGAACGACTGGACTGATCAATGAATAAGGTAATCGTGATTGACCTGCAAGACAAGCCCACCGGTTACGTGGAGTCACTGCTGGGCTTTATTGAAGGGTATAACCGTACGGACGTCAAGACTTACGCGGAGCTTGGCAGTCCTAAGGTGCGAAAGAATGATGGGGAGAACGCCAGCATGTTCCGGTTCCGTCGCACGGACATGGAACGGGTCTGTGCTGAGCTGTGTAACCCCGTGTTTGACCGCGACAAGATGACGTGCACATTTGAAGTGATCCCTTACGGTCCCTTCGCTCATTTGTTGGAACGGTTCTTTGACGATGTCACCTTGGGCGCGCGCATGTCGCAGCGCCGTGGTGTGGTCGAAACCATTTCCCACTTCGATATCATCCCCCGTAACGAACTGAAGGAATACATCGATGCAAGCATCGCCGCTACTCACAAACGAACTCGAGCTGCTCGAGGGCTGTCCTGAACTGTCGCAGAGCACCTGCAACGCACTGACCAAGCTGTTCAGCATTGCGTCAGAGATCCGGTTCTACGAACTGACAGATCAGGCGCACGTGTTCTATCCTGACGTCAATGAAGACACTGACCCAGACGCCCTGCCTCGTCATCAGGAAATCTCACTTGAGTTCTTCATTAAGCCCTCTCAGGTACCGGGCGGGTTGGACGAAAGCCAGGTCACGGTCTTTGCCGACGCTATTACCGCCTATCACCGTCTGGTTGCGATCATCCAAGAGCGCAACAGCAACTTCAAGTCTTGGGAAGAAGTGTACGCCACCGGCGAAGGTTTCATGCTTGCCGCGTACAAGAAGCTCAAAGGTGTCGACGTACCAGTGCGTGAATGGCTGCTCAAGCAGAGCCACGTGTACAGCACCAGCGTAGACACTTCGATCGAAGACGCAGATACCCTGATTGTCACCGTCACCGTCCACAGCATCATCGAAGAGAAGTTCCAGTAAGCGTCATAGAGCCCCAGAGCCGTAGCGGTTCTGGGGCTCTATGCTGTCAGCTTGGCAACTTAGGTTCAGCAGCGTCGCTGGCGGTCCCTACACTTGCATCGTTGGCCGAGTACTTAGAGACGATGAGGAACTGGAACTTGTCGATGGTCGAAACCAAGAACAGGATACCGTCACGGGTCAGTCGCGAGTATTTCACCGGTACAGCCGAATCCGGGGTCATGCTCTCAGCGGTGATCATCATGTCTTCCAACGCCAGCACGAACTTACGGGTCTCTGGCGCCATGCGGCCAAAGTCCGTCTCAGTGCTGCGGATCGCGATGTAGTCAGGGTAGCGCGTGGCGAAGTCGTAGATGTCATCACGGTTCTTCGGACCACCGACCACAGCGATGTTGATGCACTTGTGGGTGAAGGCAAACAACGAGCCGTGTTCTGCGATCCACTCATCGGTGTAGTCTTCACCGCGTACCAGCCGGGTCAGTTCAGCGATGGCGTATTGCAGGCTGGTGTTGGAGCTGTAGATCCCCGTGTCGATTACCTTGTTGGTCACCGAGTAGTTCTTCCACATGGGCACCATGACAAACTCAGTGGCCGTGAAGATCTCCGGGAAGATAACTGCCCACTCATCCTTGGTGTGGGTGGAGTTCGCCAGAATGAACTCACGCAGGGCTTCTTTACGGGCGTCGATGTTGTTACCGGCAATGCCGTACGTCACCGTGTTCCAGTAAGTGGGCTTACGCGTCTTGGGGTCGTTCAGGCTGTTGGGGTTGAACCACTCGAACATGTCGCTGATCAGGTAGGTCTCTGGGTACCCTTCTTTGATCGCTTGCACTTGTTCGAACGTCAGGTCTTGAGTGCGAGCGTCTAGCGCCTCTTGTACCGTCACAGCGCCTTGAAAGAACACGTCCAGTTCGTCGATGGGCGGAACGACCTTGATCTCGTATTCATCGAACTGCTGTTCGAACGCCTCGCTGCTGTACCAGATGTGGTAATGCAGGTCGTCGTTGACCGTGTCACGAATCTCGATGCTCGACGGCATGTAGGTGTTGTTGGCGATCTTCACCATGGTGCCGGTGGAGTAGATGCTGTACGCCGTACCGAACTGGGTGATGAAGCGGGTGCGGAACGATTCGGTCTGGCTGGTGAAGGAACCGCCCAACGCCTGAGCGTAAGCCCACTTGTTGATCTCGAGGAGTTTCCCGGCCAAGACTTGGTCAGTCTGTTCCACTTTGCCATCACGCTTGGAGCTGAACACGGCGAGTGTGTGACCCGGCGAGGCCGCTACGCTGTAGTATTCCTTTTCACGGGCGTAGGTCATGGCCACCGGAGACAATTCCCCAATCGGCGCTACCGTGGCCACTGTGTTGTCAATCAACGCGCCGATAAGGGCAAATGCCTTTAACTCGTACATTTCATTCTCCGCAAGGATCGTCACCTAACTTATGACAATCGTTAAAAATAACTGGAACCAATCATAACATTTTAGGGAACTCGATGACGATCCTCCCAATGCTGAAACTGTTCCATGCCATTTTCCTGTTTCTTAAGGAAATGTGGCTACGGGACAGGACGTTCAGGCAGTTCGTTCGAGAGAATCTATCGTTTATCCTGGTGTCTGTTGGTTTTGCCGTGATGACCGTGCTTTTTGTCAATCTGTACATCATCGTGAAGGATCAAGAGTCCCAGATAGCGGTCTCAGAACAAAGTCTAACCCACGCGAAACAACAACTCGAAGACAGCCAAGGCCAGCTTAAAGAGGCCAAAGACAGTTCAGATTGGTGGAAGGGTCAATACGAGGCCCTACGAACCCAGAAACCGCCGGAAGTAAAGGCCCCAGTGCAACCGAAGCCTACGCCTGATCCGGTACCCTCAACCCGTCCTCCATCGACTAACTTCGTTGATCGCTGGAAACGGTTACATCACTAAGGTTACGCCATGAATCTCAGGGAAATGACCTTAGGAGTTAAGTTTGCAGCCATCTTCTGGGTGATGCTGCCACTGGGCTCCTGCGCCATCATCCAGAACTACGATAACAGGGTGATGAGTTTCGCCATTTCGTACCCCGCGGACAAAGCTCACTGCGAGATGTTTGTCCGCACTAAACACCTTGGGCACAGTGAACCTGCGCCCCCGGATATCAACCCTGCCACCATGTCAGATGAGGAATTCACGGACGCTGTGATGACCCACGCGGAGAAGCTCAAGGCTTATCTGGACAATGACAAACGCTACTTAGCTGAAGACATTGCCCGCCATCTGGAGACCTGCCAATAGGCGGGTTTCCTTGGTCTTGTTTTTCATAAATAATCCGGGGTATATCATGAGTTCGGAAATATCTGATGTCGAACCACTCAGGAAGGAAGTAATGACGGGGAACCTGGAGCGTACTCCATCGGTTGAGCTTAAAGCAGTGCTCTATGCCGATGGCGGGTTTTACAACAATGAGAAAGCTGGTGGATGGGGACTACACGGTTACGTGTATTCCGCTAGCGATCTGCCGACTAAGGGTTCCGGTAATCCAAAGGCCATTCCAACGGCTGGCGGTTACGTGGAAGACAAAGACGGTTCACCAATGGTAAAGGTGGTCAACTACGTTGACCGGTTTGGCGGCGTGTCCAAAGCAAAGAGCAATAACCACACGGAGCTGTTAGCAGCGAAGGAAGCACTTGGTTACGCTTTGGATAAGGGCCTGAGCCACACTACCGTGTACTCGGATTCTGAATACGTTGTCAAAGGCATCAACTCGGGGCTCAGTAAATGGACCGCGAATGGATGGCGGACCCGCAATGGGGACGAACTCGCTAACCGCGAGGATTGGCAGGAAATAGCAAGCCTGTTGAACAAGTTCAAAGAGAAACAAAGCACTGTCGAACTCGCATGGATTAAGGGCCATAACGGGCACGCAGGTAACGAGATGGCGGATCAATGGGCAGGTAAAGGCAACAGCATCGGCCTCAACGGTTCAGACATTACCTACTCGTTCGAAGACAAACCCGACGGGTATTGGAAGCCTAAGGCCAAGTACAATCGGATCTTTTGCCACGCTAAGTGGTATTTCAGCAGTTCTGCTGAAGAAGTTAGCCGCTCTCCGGACGGACGTCACGTATATTGGACAGGCGAACACGGCGATGATGATGACATTGCCAAGCCGCAAGCCGACGCCGCTACCGCTGTGTTGTACCTGAAAGAGCAGGAGCCTGCACTTGAAGCACTTCGTAAACACTTCATTGAGCAGGATCAGCGCCAACTCGGTCATTTATTCATCGGGGCGCTGAACAACATAACCAACCCCACCGTCTACAGCGACATCATGCGCTTTGGGGCGTGGGTTTTTCGCAAGAACAAGCACAACCTGTCGATAAGCACCAACAATAAGGTGCCGATCGTTCATCACATCACTCCGACAGGTTTGGCACACTACAACCTCGACAACATCAGCTCTCTGACAGACAAACTTGATCGTTTTCTTCAAGCTGACAAGTCGATTGTAGTCACCGACATCACCGACCTACTATATGAAGCCACTGAAAAGAAAGGCGTCGTAGACCGCAAACTCCGTAAGGAAATCAATTCCACGACCAAGTGTCTGGATTTGACTGTGGCCTACAACACCGGGAAAGTCAGTGACCTCAGGGCGATGACGGACGTACCGGTCAAGACCACGAAAGTGCGACTGATCATGGGCACCGACATCATTCGTAGGAATGCGCTGAACGCACTCGCTGACACCGTCAAGCGGGTGGCTGTGATTACCTGGCGGGAGTCTGATGAAGTATTCCGTTATGCAACGGTCATCGAGACAAACGACGACGTAGGTATCTGGGCTAGCGTGTTCGGTAACTTCAAGATGGTGAAATAGCGAGTCGTGTATGATCCAGTCTGTAGCGATGAACCAAGCAAACGGATTTTGGGTGAACACAAAGCGTACGTTGTTCATGGCGACGTTGTACTTTCGCCTGATACGCAACTACGATCCCGATAAGTCCGTGTTGGACGAGTGCAACCGACTGTTCTACCTGGTTAACAACTCCAATGCGCTGATTCTCCCCTGCCTGTGGAGCCGACGCGTTTGGAAGAACAAACCGGTCGAAGAGGTGGTTGAGCATCACTTGCAAGGGCGCGATAAAATGGCCGCGGAAACCATCTACGGCACCATGCCTAAGTGGTTACGCTACATGGATCGCGAAACAATGCTGAGGGATGCAGCAAAGGTACTGCGGAAGGCCGATGAAGTGCACGGATTCG